CAGAAGTAAGGGTATAACGTGTAAATAATATAACATGGTTGCTTTCGTATGTAAGGAGCAGTAGAAGTAAATTAATAGAATATGACTTACCACTACCCCGACCACCTGTAACAATGAAATATCTACTATCATTTGCAAATGTTTTATATTTCGGATTCAGTACTACCAAAACTTATTAAGTCTTTTAGTGTTGTTGTGTTAATGTTAATGTCTTGCTCTACATGTTCTTTAGGTTTACCACAACCATATTCGATTAAAATCTTTGCGCTTGCTATCCTATCTGATGGTCTTTTAGCTTCATCAATCATTATCTCAGCTAATACTCTGAAAGCATCTTCAACATGTGGCTGTGCTAAAGTAAAACCTTTTATCTCATCTGATATTGCTTTACGTCCTGACCCTTCTCTTTTGCCTCCGTGTGTGTTCATTTGAAATCTTTTGATTAGTCAAGTCTACCCTAAAAAACCGCCTTGCCCTTCAGGGAATGATTCTTTGTTATATTCATTAAAAACTATTCTAACTTTACGTAACATATCGTTCAAACAACTAGCACATGAAGTTGGTCTTTCGTTTGTTTTAAATACTCTATTGTAAACCTTTAAGAATTCAATTTGTTGTGATGGTTTAATCTTAACAGAGATTTGAGGCAATAATTCTTCCAACAGCTTGTATTCAGGTTCTGTTAAGCATTCTGGTGTTTTGTAAGGAAATAACTTGTTAAGTACTTCTTTACGTTTATCGCAGTTACAATCATTCCCTGCAATGAAGTGAACAACCTTATCAATTCCTGTTGCTTCAGTAAACTTTGCTACTGTGTCTCCAAATCCTTTCGATATTCTTTTTGCCATATCTTTAATTTTCGTTTACATTTTTTAATAGTGTGAAAAATAGAAGTCAAACTTATTTTAGTTTCCTTTTCAAGTTCACGCATACTTTTTCCGCTCCGTAAATATAATAAAAATAGTTGTTGGTCGAACCACTCCCAGGATTTTATTTCATTTTCGACGCTCTGATAGTATAACTCGATTTCATACGTTTTGTTGTTTTCGTCCTCTGATAGATCAACAAGAAGGTCGATGTCAACCATTGAAACATTACGCTTGCATGAGTCATAAAAAGAGTTACGCAGCATGATCCAGATGAATGACTTGGTTACTACTTGACCTTTGCCGTACTTGTGAAAACGAATGTACATATCTTGTACAATGTCTTCAGCATCTGTCTTGGCTCCGAATCGTTTAACAATTCTTACCCATTCATCGTGATGCTGCGCAATCTCTTTTAAATTCATGCTTACTCTTTTATGAACGTACCTCCTTCGGTTTTTCCTTTTCGATATTCAATAACTTTAAACGCTCTATTTGCACAATCTTCTAATGAGTAGCCCATTTGATTAGCAAGTATAACAAGTGTGATGTAAGTGTCTCCAAGAGCGTCAATCGTTTCTGAAATGTCTTTCTTTAGTATAGCCGAGGATAGCTCTCCAACTTCCTCCATAACCTTTGCAAGCTGTTGAAACTTATTGTCGGGGTTGTCTAACTTACGAGCCTTAGCCCAATTTATTATTTCTCTTTCCATTCTTTTAAATATAAATCGATTAAAAATTTTGTTTTCTCAAGGTCCTGTACAAAGTTACCTTTTTTTCTGCATCTTACCAGGCGTTTAACCAAGTCAAATTCGTATGCGTTTAGCTCGTGGTCTTCTGCAAACTTGTAAAGTGAACCTTTCTCATTATTGTAATAACTTGGTGCGTTATCGGTCACTACTTCAAAGTAGTTCTCGAAAGTGTCAAACTGATAGTCCTGCCCTTTGTCGTTTATCACCCAAATATAGCTCTTTGTTTGCCCTACAACTTCGTAAACTTTACCGTATGTAAAATTTGCAAAGTATTTTTCTATACATCTTAATTTCATAAATTTTAATTTATAATTAATATACGCATTGCGTGTATATGCGTGTTATATTCAAGTGGCGAATTGAGAAATCAGCTACTAAATCTCATCTTTTATATCGTTATAATTTCCATATATTATTGTGTCAAATATTACATTATTATTATAAATTATTTTTTTTAAATATACTTTAATTGTTTTATCTATTAATTTTGGATAAGATTTTTTTATTTGGTATTTAATGTATTTTTTATAATTATATAAAGTATCATTTAAATTATTTTCAATTAAATATTGATAATAACCCATCAAATAATCTCTTTTATTTGATGCTAAAAAGAAACTAAAATTATTATCTATATCATGCTTTTTAATTAAATAATCATAAACCATTTTTGTCGGAGGGTGATTATTTATTTTATCTGTACATTTCATATTTATAAGTATTATTTATTTTATTTTTTTTACTATCTATACATCTTAGTTTCATAAATTATACATTTTGCTTATCTCTTCATTAATACCGTAATCAATTAGGTATCTTTTACCATTTAGTTCTCCCCAATTAGCTTTGTTGTAAAGGTCGCACATATCAATATCAAGCTCTTTAATCGCTTCTTTAACAATTGCTATGTCGTAGTGGTCAACTGCCTTAATAGGGTCGTATCGTTTCATTCTGATTATTCCACGGTTGTAACTGTAAAGTTCACCTAATATACCAAGGTCTTTGTATTTATCCCAAAGGTCGCGTTCCTGTAAACATTGTAAGTAGCCACGTAAACTGATGGGTACTTTAACAACGTGGTTCTTGAATATAAAAACAACTCTTGTACTAACTTTTATCTTCATTTTAAAAAGTATTTTATTATTTGAATCTTACTTTTTTCTATTGTTATAAACTTCCCATCTACCCTTGCAAAGATACTATTTGTTTTCAAACTTCGCTTAATATTACACACCCTACATACTTTTGTTTTGCCTTTTTCGGCTTTGACTTGGTATTTTGAATCGTCTTTTAAAAACAAAAACAAGGGGAGGTTTCGCTTGCAGCTAAAACACTTTTTCATATTTTAATTTTTGTATATACGCTACATAGCGTGTAGCCTTTAGTTAGCATCAATGCTTGCGTAGTTCACAAACCAATTCATACAAGTCATAATAATCATTATCATCACAATCATCCATTCCGCTATTAGAAGGTGATTTTACACCAAATCGAAGCAATGTATAAACTGAATCGCTTTTAAGAATTTCAGTTAAAGCACTGATGCTAACACCACCTATACCCAATTGGGCAGTTTCGTTGTTTTTTGAAGGTTCTTCCATTTTATCAAGTTTTATTTGTTATTGAATATTTGTGCTATTTATTGCCCAACTTGGCATAGATGTAAACGTTAGCAGTCATGAACCACATGCTTCACATTCTCCAAAATCTTCATCTAATTCAGGATTATCTACTATCTCAGGGGTTAACTGCTTTTTCAAGTCGTAAATCTTTTGGTGAGTATCTCCATCGGCAAACAAATCACCTGTTAAGAATGATTTTAGTTCTTCTATCTTTTCTTTAATTGTTGTCATCGTATTTTTCATTTATTGCACGTCTAATCATACGTCCTAAATTCTTTACTCCTACTTTATTCTCTCTAAACTTCCAACGGTCGACATCAAACTGCATTGCTATCATCCAACGATTCCTGTTCTTGTTGTTTCTTGAAATCATTGTATCTGAACTTTAATATTTTCTTTGAAATCGTCAATCTGTTTGATAATATTCGAATAGCTCTGAGCCATGGTCTCGTTGTTATTTTCTACAAAGGTAACCGCGAACCTTTCAACTCCTGTAATGAATGCATTTATAGTTTGCTTAATCTCGCGTTTGTGAAATATGTTATCAGATACATCGTCTAATGAATGCAAAGCAGATTGGCAAAGCATTGTTGCGTGTGCTATGTGTTTGTAATATTCTATTGCCTGCTGGCGTTTAGCCTCAGTCAAATCGCTGAGGCTTGTTGCTTTCTTTTTCATGTTAGAATGGTTCTGTTGATTCAACTTTATTAACTCTCCACGCATCAATAGACGTGAAGTACTTACCCTGCCACTCATTTGTCTTGAAGTTAAACAAAACTTCAACTTCTTGGTCAACCTTGTTGTATTGGATAAACTTATCTACTTTCTCAGTTCCGAAGATTCCAAACTTAACCGCTTGAGGGTACTGCCCCTCGGTCTCTGTTACTACAAACTCTACTTTCTTGTTTGCTCCTACTTCAATCACTTCTAAAATATTAGTGATTTTTCCGTTAAACTTCATTTCGTTTTTCATCTTCTTTTATTTTATTATTTGCTATTTTAAATGCTTCCTTTACGCACTCCGTTACATTATACTTTTTCTTTTGGTACTTTAAACGCATCCTTATTTCGTCTATTGGGATGTCACTAAAGTCAACTATACTTCTTTTCATTGATTTGATTTATGTATTGTTTATAATATTCAATTGCTGCCGCTGAACGTTCTAACATTTCCTGTTCAAGTTCTAAGTCACGTTCAATGGTTAACATCGTTACAAGGCTTTGAATCGGTGTATCTCGCACACGGTGTAAATCTTCGCTTTCGTATCCGATTAAGTCGCTTGGTGTATCTACCATGCAGTAAGCAAGTGCAGCGCGATCTACTTTGTAAAGATACATATAGCCCCGTAATTGATACTCATAATCTTTGATGTTAATATCGCTTGGTGTTGCTGGGAATGTATCAAATGACCACGAGGTTTTAATGTCGATTATTAAGTTACGTTTGTAGATGTCGCATTCACCTGTAAGAATATTCGTTGACTTTCGTACTTCATTCTTTTTGTAATTCGTAAATAGAACATCGTTAAGTAGTTCAATAGATTGCTCTTCGCATTGTATACCCTTAGTAACGTACTTATTATTTAACTCAGTAGTGTAACCGAAGTAGTCTTGTTTAGCAATTGACTTAATGTATGATTTTGCTGTTTCAGACAGTGCCTCACTTTTACTTCGTGAGGCTGTCATAATTTTCGGGAGTGATGAACATCTGATTAGCATGATTGCTTAAATTTAAGTTCGTAATACTTTTTTAACCTTAAATGGTCATGCTCATTTAAATCTGTTTCGCAATCAATATAAAGTGTGTCTGATGTAACATTATATAGGTGAGATATTGCCTTTCCAACAAACTCAACTGCAACAAACTCCTCACCTTCTTCTACATCATCAGAAAAAATAACATTTGAACCAATTGGCGCGATATATTTATTGCCTTTCAAATCCATTACTGGTTCACCCTCTTTGTCGTATAATTCATAACTTACATACATAACTCTAATTGTTTAGGTGTTAATTCAAACTTTTCTTTTAATTTTTCCATTGTGTAAGACCCATCTTTAATTTTAGTAAGTGCAGCAGCTAACCTGTCGTCTGTAATTGTTTCTTTACGTTTGCCTGTTTGTTCACCACTTGCATCGATGTCTTTATCGGTTACAAGCCCTAACATAGAACTCAAAGTATATCGTCTGAAGTAAGTAAATGCAGAACCCATAACCTGGTAATCATTCATCCCCTTGAGTTGTACGTTCATTGGAATATCTGCAATGCTTTCAATAGACTCACCGCTTTCAATGTGGAATACTATTGTTTTCATTTGATTATTTACGATTGGTTGCGTAAAACCTAACCCATGTTTTTTCATTAATGGGTTAATTACTTTGTAAATCGCTGTAAGGTCTGCATACGAGTACCCATAACCTGCAGTACCCTTGTGTATTGTTGGAACCTCCTGTTGGAAGTCTGCCAATGCTTTGTATAAATTTTTCATGATACAAATAGTTTAACGTTGTTTTTCTTAAAGATTGTCATTTCTAAATCGTATTCAATTGAATCCCAATTTATATTCAAGTCGTCAATTAATACGTCTTGTTTCATAGCTCCAAGTACAATATCATGTCTTGATGTGCTAATGTAAAGGAACTTGCTAGCGTCTACCTTCCGAAGGATCAATGCTAATTTTCTTAGATTTGTTTTCATTGTGTGTTTTGTTTAGTTATGTTACAAATTTAAACATTAATTATTAATCTGCAAGTATTTCTTTAAATTTTTTTTTTATAATCCACAATAACCGCTATCACAACTAGTAAAATCTTCATCAAACAAATCCAACTGTAACTTATGATTTCTTATCTTTTCGTATGTTATTCCTTTTTTAAACGTGCAATTATTGCTTTGCTCCATTTCAACAAACCAGTTGAATTTTTTTGGTTGCTTATTACTCATGTGTTTTAACATTAATTCATTTCTATGAAAGCATCCAACACAATTGTTTTGATAAGCAAATCTAACAGGTTTATCTGACCAGTATTTTTCTATTGAATCTTTAAATATACGGCTTTCAATTAAAGGAAATTTAACACTTCTGTAAGGTAGTTCTTTCCATTTATTACGACCATTCTTTTCTCCTACTTTAAATTTAAAGTTTTCTATTCCGTTAATTTGTCTTTCAAACATTCTGTTGGCTCTTTCAACTTCGCTGGCTCTAAACCCTAAACGCATTTCAACAGGTAGTTCAGTGTTTTCATAACACCATTGCGCAATAGGTTTAATTTTCATGTCAACGGTGCAGAATCTTGTCATAACGTTTGGAAGGTAGAAGTTACCGTTTGCCATTTTATAATTGGAAATTACCTCTTCAAATGTTTTATCACTTAACCAAGTTATTTCTTTACCTATGTATTGCTCAAGGTCTAACATGGTGTAAATTATTTCATCTTCTTCAAGTGTGCCTATAAATTCACGTCCTATTTTATCGCTTACAATTTGTCTTACTTTTTTATCTGTGAATAAACACTTAGTATCGTTTGTTCTAACTAGAGAAAAAAGATTGTAATCAGCTGGATGATGCACCGCCATGTAGCTTGATGTCTTACCGCCGCTTAAACTATTTATTGTTTTCATATTATTTCTTTAAATTTTTCTAAACTTTTTATTAAATAATATTTGAAGCCTTGGTCAATCAATTGCTTTTCAACGTATTTCTGCAATTCAGATTGGATTCCTTTTTCCGCTTTAAACTCAACAAATATTGTTTTACCGTCTTTGAATAGAGTGCAATCAGGATATCCGCTAATATTACAACGTATCACTTTTAAAACAAACCACCCTTTAGCTTTAGCATACTTGATACATTTACTTTGTAATTCTTGTTCGCTCATATTGTTTAAGTGTAAAGTTTTTCTTTTGTGATACTGTTTTGTAAATCTTTTCGGTTAACGAATCTTTGCCAAATATAAAAAACACATCGTTTTCTTTTCGCTCTTTAGTCGTTAGCCTGTCAATTGCTTGAATAAACATACTCCCGCTAAATCCAAATGAATAAAACACTAAGCAATGAGCCTTACTTAAATTCACGCCTAATGCACTCGAATATTGTTGTCCAATGTAATGCTTTTCCGATGTGTTAAATTCGTTTAAATCGCTTGTAGAGTTAGGGAAAACTAACTTTAACAATTCTAACTCTTCCACGTAATAGTAAAATATCGCTAACTTTTTACCCTCAAAGTAGTCTCTAATAAATTCAGCTTTGCGAGTATTAAGAATCATTGATTTTCCCGACTCAAATTTAATAGTTCCATTCTCTAATTGGTGAACTTTCTGCATTAATTTTGCTCCTGAATCTGCTAATATTACGTTTTCTTTGCCCTCAATAATTAAGTCTTTCTCTAAACGTTCAATTAAGTTTCTGCATAATGTAGGGTAATATATTACGTGTTCTTTTACTTTTGATTCAAATCCACTTTGTTCTTGTGTGAACTTAATAATATACGGTTGTATTACTTCGTCAATCAATGCAATTTTTGCATCTGAATAGTCGTTAATCATTGCATAACCCATGTTTTTCTGCTTCACATTTACAAATGTTTTTGACCACTTGTAAAAATTAACGTCTTTAAATGGGGAATAAGAACTAACCCAAAATTGATGGTACATTTGAGAATAACTTTCGCTTGCTGGTGTACCGCTTAAAAAAATCATTGGCACACGTGAAAACTTAAGTTTAAATTCTTTTACTCGTTTACTTGGCTTTGGGAATGCTCCGAATCTGTGATGCTCATCGTGTATAATTAAATCATAATTACCCTCGATATTAGCTAACTGCTCATCGTTTGTAACGGTTAGATTAAACGTATACCCAAAGTTAGTATAATCGCTTTCAATCGAGCTTATAGCTTTCTTTTTAGTTAAGAATAGAACGTTGTTAGCTCCGTATAGTTTAGCTGTTTCTAAAGCGGTCAAAGTTTTGCCTGTACGAACTTGCATCATTAGGTAAACTATTCGCTTTTCTTTTAATATGTTAACCGCTTTTTTAGATAGGTCAGTTTGGTAATCTCTTAATGCTTTCATATTTTCTTTAAGTATAATTTAACCAACTCTAATCTTTTTATCATACCCTCGTACTTTTCAATCATATCTAATTTTTCAGGTGTGTTTTTAACAATAACATTCATAGAACTTTTTAACTTATCAAGTTCACCTTTTATTAATAAGTTAGTTATCATTTTATCCATGTTTCATACTCTTTATTTGATTCAATTAAAAATATATCGTCTTTAATATATCTAAGGTTTTTAATAGATTGTTCTAATGAAATAATTAAATCTAATCTACTTGGGTGGTTTTCTTTTATAAAATCTATTGAATCTTTATAAGAGTCAATTATAAAATCAAGTTCCCTAAATGCTAATAAACTATCTATTGTCATATCGTGTCCCAAATATCAAGGTCGCTTTCTGTTACTTCTTTAGGTGTAATAGACCTTTCTGTTATCATAAATTTTAAAGCTCCTCCAGGAGTTCTTGATTCGTAATCGTAACAAAAGAAATCACAAAACTTTTTTATAGATTGTGTTACCTCTTTTTTTGATTTTGCCATAAATGATTTTGAAATACTAAACTTATATTTGTCATAAGTTTCTTGACCAGATAACCATTCATTTTTTGGCAAATCTAAACAAAATTCGTAAAGCTCTTTGCCTAAGTTAGCTTCCAACTTTTTAAGTGGTAAAGAAATTGATTTGTATGATACCAATCCATTATTAAGATATTTTTTTAAGCATTCAATCATGTAACAATCAAAACGCGCCCACTCTAATTCATTCCAATCCGTAAATAAATAATGTCCAAAAAATTCATATGGTGTATTATCAGCATTAAAAAAAGTTGATAATTCTAATTCAAACTTTCTTGCATCGTGTGAATCTCCATTTCCTTTAAGCACATAATTTGTAGAAATTACAATCTTTGGAGAGTCTTCTACAGGAAGTTTAATGGTGTCTTTTCCTTTATAGGTTATATCAATACCCTCTGTAATAACACTAAACAGATTCTCAAATTGAAAGTTCTTTTTTACATCGTCAAAAACCAATATTTGACAATCAGTTTTTACAGATTGATAAGGGAAATCTCCACCAAACTTAAACTGTTTACCGTCTATTGACTGTAGTTTTTTCATGTGTTTTAAACTGTTCCAAAATACGCCCTTTCCACTTCTGCCATTTGGTGAGTCACTTATCATTTCATCATTAAGAATAATTGCTTTATTGTTTCCTGATGTCTTATAAGAATGTATTAAATACCCTATTGCTGTTTGAAAAGAATTATATCTGGCAACTGCTGTTTCATGTTTATTTTGGTCTTCTACAGATGAATACTCATTTAAATCAATACCTCCTGATATTTTCCATACAAACTTTCTAAATTCTGAATCATGGTGGTCAGAACTTACATACTTTCTTTTAATTACTTGATTTTCCCAAATGTTAAGGTTAAAATCTTTGTAGTCTTTAAGTTCTGATTTGTTTTTAGTTACTTCTAATACTCCATTTTCATAAAATAAATATGCAATGTCTTTAGTGTCTTTTAAAACTTTTATTTCCTTACTTTCAATCATACTTAAATAGTCCCGTTTAAAAAACTTAATGTTTGAAGTCATAAGATTGTAAACGTCTTCGCTTAAACGTTCCTTTAAGATGTGATTAAGAACAAAATCTTTAACCTCTACTTCGTCTACAATTTCTAAAAATATTCCATTTTTTTTAATTATGTTAAAAGTGCTGTTTGGATTAGGTCGATTTTTAAAAAAACAATTCATTTCTAAAAACCTCTTAAACTTGTAATTATTCAATGATACTTTACCATCTTGGTTTACTGACCAAAACTTTTCCTCAGGGTTTATATTATTCATGCTATTTCTTTTAATTTGTTTTGATATACTAATGCTGCTTTTAACTCACAATCAAAATAACCTAAATGTTTTCTTTTGCCATCAATGTAAATCATTGCTTTCCATTTATTATCTCGAGGAAACCAACTAACTCCTTTATATCTACTTGTGTAATTACCTTGCGCTCTGTAAGAGTTTTCTCTATTTGTAACTACTCTTAAGTTTTCAACTCTGTTATCGTCTCTAATTGAATTAACATGATCTACTACTAAAGTCATTCCACATCTAATATGATTTAAAAAAGACTCAGCTACTAACTGATGAACTGACCTTGTTTTTGATTGACCATCCTTATAAAGTTTTACTTGCAAATACATTTTCTTATTATAAGCAGTCTTTAAAATTATGTCTTTAGTAGTGTAACATCCTCTATGATTACAAACTCTTTTAGGTAAACTTTTTACATTGCCTAAATTACTAACCATGTAAAGACCTTCGTAACCAACTACATCTCTAAAATCTTCCATGATTAATTAAATTCAGTTATACATTTAAAATTATCTTGCAATTGTTTTCCAAAACTTGATGTAATATCATATTCATTAACACTACATTTAATACCAGCTATTGAACTTTCTTTTAATTTGTTTATAATATCGTTATCTAATACAAAAGTTAATATATTATAATTTCCGCTGTAAGTAGAATAATCTCCGTAACTTGTTGATTCATTATAAATCTTTACAACAC